CGATATAGTTCCAAGCGTTATCGTATGCGGCTGTTTCTGCGCTAGTTTGACCTACGAATGATCGACTAGTCTCACCAACCGATATCCATTCTACGGAAGGATGATTCCCAAATTCGTTAGCAAGTGCGGTCATCAATGCGATAAGTCGGTCGCGGGCATACGTCATTCCTAGCTTAACGGTAAATCCCCCGCCGTTACCCGCAGCAACATAAGTAGGAATTAGATAATCTGGAGCAATAGCCTTCGCTGGATTTTGGGGTGCTGTAGGTACGCCCCCTCCATATGTTTGGAAGACAACAGCAAAACCAACTTTTTTGTTGTTGGTGCCGGACTGCGTGATACGGGCTATCCAGTCGTAAGGCGCGGCAAAGTTATAATTACCGAAGGTAGGCTCGATACGCGCCCAAGGCAGAGGGATGTTCACTCCACGGATATACTGATTTCCAGACTGAGCGTTTACTGCGTTAATAGCTCCAATAATGCTCGGGTCTTTTTCCGGAGTACCATTATGATCCGGGAACACATAATTACCGGGGTTCCAATGTTTCGTAGTAACTGGGGCGGGCTCAGCATATGATCGCTTGGTCCCATCGGCCCAGTTATACGGCCACCATATCTTGGACTGAACCGCCTTGGTCATATCAGGCAATCCGGATAATGGCGTTACTCGCGTCCGCAACCGGGAACTGAATCGTGAAAGACCCGCCAGTGGCGGTCTTGTCTCCACCGAACGCCAGAATCGCGACAGCCTTGTTGCCCTGCGAACTGTTGTAGATCATCGCACCGTTGGCGGTGATAGACGCCGAGGTCCACGTCACGTCGTTGAAGTCAAGGATCGCAGTCGTGCCCGAAGCCGAGGGAGCGATCACAGTCAGCGTCTGCCCGCCAGCCGTGTAGCCCGTACCCGACACTTCGTTCGTCGTGGAATACGCCGTAGTGGACGCACCCAGAGACGCCGAGGACGTGAACAGGGCAAGCTTGACTACATCTGCTGACGTGGAAGCGCGGATGACCGTCGTGCTGAAAGCATGAATGCCGTTGAGAATTTCGACCTTGAAGCTGGTCGCAAGGGCCTGAGAAATAGCCATGAAGTACTCCTAAAGTTTCTTGATCAGTTCGCTCAGGTCGGTATGACCTTGGAGCATAAGTTTTCCACAGATCGTAGTCCGCTCGGCCTCTTGTGCCTCACGGAAGTAGTGGATCAAAAGCTGACGGATGCTGTCTTTGTAGGCAACCGCCTGCTGCACGATGACGGGGTGGCTGTTACTACCCACGTAAATGATTCGCTCTACTGCCCGATCCGCAAGCTCTTCAGGAGTAGCCCCACGATAGTCCGTGGTATGGACGGTGACACTGCCGATATCTGCGTAACTCAAGCTCATGGTACGGGGACCCTCGTTTGACCACTACGGTAAGCATCGCGACGGTTCTTGCCGTCACCCAGAACTTTCAGCAGCATAAGGGCTTCCTGATACTTCTGCTCGTACATCTGAGTAAGATCGACTTCGCCCTTCAGGTACAAGTACGCTTCCCGGACCGCGCCGTAGAGCAGGACCGATTCAAAGTTCTCGCTTAGCCAAGTCGTGCCCGCAGTGACCAGAGTCTCAGGGTAGTAGTAGTAATGAAGCTCTACCGTATATGTGTCATCCGGCGTAGGGCCAAGGATGAGAGTCGCGGCATCGAACTGTGCGTAGTACTGGGGAATTCCCGTATCCAAGGGGCTGGGATACGCCGCACGGATGAAGTTGACATCCTTGTCGAGCAGGTACAAATAGCCGTTGGTAGACGGATCAATCACAGCCAAAGAGAACGTCGCCAGCCAGTCTTCGGGGAGCGCCACGTAAGGGAATTCCGAGGTGACGGTGCCCGTAGAGTTTTTCCTGATCGCCGGAAGCTGGACGCTATTGTAGATCCGCTCTTCGGCAAGACCGACGAACGTAGGCATATTGGCCACAAACGACGACTCCGTCGTTGCGCAATACTGCTGAACTAGCTGACTAAGCTGGGCGTAGTTCATAGATCACTTATCGAGGAATTTCTTGCCCTTCGTCGCCGCACCGCCGCCACGCGCTTCCATGTAGGACTTCTGGCCAACACCAGACATCCAGCGACCCTTCACCAGAGTGCCGTCCTTGCCGATATCAGTCTGCGGGTAGCCGCCCCCACCCGAACCGGGAATAACCGGAACGCTCTTGGGTTCACGATACTTCATTACTTGCCCCTCGCCTTGGTCGGGCTGCGCTGGTTCATAACCCGCGCCATGTTCTTACCGTAGTTCATACGGTCCTTAGAGGTCGGCCCACCGGCCTTCATACCTTTAACACGACCCGGACCATGCGCCTTGCTGGCCGGAAGAGCCGCGTGCTTACTGAGAGTCATCGCCATTTCAATCTCCTACGTGGTCTGAATTGTCACACTGCCCATCTGGGCGGTTCCAACAAGAGGATTGGGTAACGAGGGCGCTACGCTAGCATTCCCTCCACCAACAGGTGCCCAACCCCAGTTTATATCTCTACTGCCGCCTGCGCCATCATTACCGGGAGTGTAATACCCCGTATCAGGACGCGGATTTCGCACCGCTTGAGGGTCGTCAACTGGGTACATACCCAACTGCAACTGCGGGTGATCCGGAGACCAGCATTCCTGACAGGCCAAAATATTAGTATTCTTGGTCTTGATTACGAGTGCTTTAAGGTCTCCCAATTTGAACCGGAAACCACAAACATCGCACGCGGCGATAGAGTGACGACCAGAGGAAAACCTATTACTCATGGGCTACCGCAGAAAGCTCTGCCGGGGGACGAACCGCAGGGGGGACTTATCCCGGTCTTCATCTGCAGCGGCCTGCCAAGCCTCATCGTACATAACCTTGAGCATAGGGATGCGAACGTCCGATCCGGGGAGTTTGAGCGCAAGGTGGTACGCCAAGCCTGCAATCATGCAAGGCATAAACCGGAACGGGATATCCTGTCCGTTAGTACCCCCTCCAGCGTCGAACATCCGTCTCAAGCGCCAGTACACAAAGTTATAACAGGTGGAGTTATCCGGCAGGGGACAGATATGAACTTCGGGGTACTCTACCGTGTTATTGGCGTTAGTCGCGCCGGTCTGACGGTTGATCCAGACCTGAATAGGTCGCCCAGTGGCGTTCTTATTGGGGATCGCCGCGTAGACACTGCCGGAGATACGGGAGATCGTGATATCAATCTGGTTCTGACCCGATCCTGTACGGATCACATGGTCAAGCAAATCTACAGTATCTACAGGAATATTGTAAATTCCTACGCCCGGAGTGAGGATGATCTCGCCCTGCTCTACTGTCCAAAGATTGACGCCCCGATTCGCCCAGTCCATGAGCATCAGGTTCAAAGACCGCCTAGCAGTCCTGAAGTCGTAACCCGACCTCAGTTCTTGGCCACAACGCTCAAAAGCCTCTTCGATGATCTCGTTGACATCGAGGTTGAACGTCGTAGTGTTAGTTGTCTTAAGAGCCATTTACTTTTCTCTGTAGGGTCGAACCTTGTTTTTTATACTTTTTGGCTGGGATACAAATTGCTTACCCTGAGCCTTGCCTTTGCGCTTTGCAGCGGTAGTCCGTGCGTACTCAGCAGGACTTAGCGCCTTGATCGCAGCTTCAGGAAGGTACCGCTCTCCTGTATCAGAAGACCGCTTCCCAGACTTGGTACGCCATTTCTGGGCGGTCCACGACTTAAGAGACTGCTGCGGCGCTTTCAATCCCGATAACTCCCGCCCCTTGCCTTATAACGTTTCGCAAGCAACTGCGCTTTCCTCGCGCTCCACTGCCCTGCACCCGTACCCTGAACCGCGCTAGCCTTGATCGAATTGAACAGGCTCTCACGCATACCGGGCTTGGTGTAGTTTCCGGCTTCGTTGACCTTGGATTCGCCGCCTTTCTTGAACCGCTTGACAGGCTTGTCGTCCCCGCGACGCTTAGCGCGAGGAACTTTAGAAGGCAGCATAGCCCCCATTCCCCGCGACGGACGCATTAGACGAACCTGCCCTTGGTCTTACCCTTGGACTCGACACCGCCACCGCGAGCGTACTTCTTGACCTTGCCACCCTTCTTG